TTAGTCTTTGCGGAAAAAAGCCTGTTGTTCACCGAACAATCTACTGAGGATTAAAGACAAAGGCCAAATAAGGAAGGAAAAAAATAGTACCCTACCTAAATGATTCGGGTCCATTGCAACACCAACTACAGCGGAAAAAATAGCGATACCTATACCCATCCATTCATATTTTCTTGCAGGTGAGTACAAAATCCGAGCAGTGCAACCGTGGCAATACTTTGCCTTCCAAACACTTTTTTTCCCGCAGAAAGGACAAGTGATTTTCCTGACACTGTCTTCGATTCTGTGTTTTTCTTGAACTGCTTCAATTTTTTTTAGCGTTTCAAGGGCCTTTTGGTTACCCTGCTCAGCGGCCAGACGAAGATATTCTTTGCCTTTATCATAATCCTTGCGGAAAATATGCAATTCGCCCAGTTTTCTCTGGCCGTTACTATCTCCTTGTTGCGCTGATAAGGTATAATATTCGAATGCCTTATTTTCATCTTTAGGCACTCCAATACCCTGTTCGTAAAAGTACCCGAGGTTATGTTGGCCAGTACTATGACCTTGTTCTACGGCGAGTGCATAATATTCAATAGCTTTTGAATTATCCTTAGGAACCCCATACCCATTTTCGTGCAGCCATCCCACGTAAACCTGAGTATCCGAGTCGCCCTGTTCTAACGGAAATTTGAACCACTCCAGGGCTTTTGAATAGCTCAGAGGGACTCCGTCTCCCGAAGCATATATGTCGCCTAAAAGGTAATGGGCTTCCAGGCTACCTTGTTCAGCGGCCTTAGTTAACCACTCGACGGCCTTTTTGCCGTCTTTCTCAATCCCGTTACCATCACGGTACATCTTTCCGAGTTTAATTTGGGCGTCAACATCGCCCGAAGCGGCAGATGCGTAAACAGGATTATAATCGCGGTCTGAAACTGAATTTGATTTAAGTTCTTCCATTTTTATAACAACCCCCAGAGAATTGCTGCTCTATTAATTATCGTTTATATGTTAGTGCGTACCTGCACATTGGCACAATTCAATTTAGGTTAAGTCCCTTAAATTCGCTTATAACATTGTCGAAAATATCTTATTCACAATATCATCATTCAGTTTCTGCTTTGAAGATACATGTCTCGAACTATTCAGTTAAAGTCATGTTAAATCACAAAAAGAGTCGCTACTTCGTACGAGAATTTATCAGTTGGCCTTTTAGCGGACAGGTATGAACGGCATCTTATACCGGGATGTCATCGTCCGTGCTGTTGATGAAGAACGTTACCCGCCCCAGTACCTCCACCTCCTCCGTTGCAGCGCCCTCGATTGCTTCACCATCATCGGTAATTAATGCCCGACCCATCACCCTTGCAAACTGAGTCCGGCCACCGGACAAAATCAGCAGAACCTGATTCTGTACCAGCTTGGTGCACGGCTCGATAACTGCGAACCCGGATGACGTTTCCAGGATGCGGGTATCGATACCTATGCCGCAAATCCTTTCTGGAGTGAGCCTAGTCTCTATATAGTCGCTGGCAGGTGAAGGGAATCCCATTACAGAACCCTCCCCATATTGCGCAGCATCCATAGGCGGTTCTGGCTACCGTCCGGCGTCTTGTCTACGAAACAAGTCTGGTACTGCTCGATCCATTCATTCGCATCAGCCTGGGTGAAATGCCAGTTCCTGGCGCGCAGCTCCCGGATGAAGTCATTCGTGTGAAGGCACTGATACCCTTTCGGGTTTAGCTGTATGGCCGCGGTAAAAGCCGCGTTAATGTCTGATTTGCGGGGCATGGTGACCTCTCTTTTATTATTACTGTGTATTTATACAGTAGTTTTAAAGAGAGTTCAGGGCAAGGAGGCTATGCCTATTGATAATTACTGCTGAACATCCGGCTGTTCACCCGTCCCTACAGGTTCTACATCGTCTGGCTGCAAACCAAGCTTAGCTTCCAGGTATTCAACCCTTTTAACCAGCACAAGGATCGCCTCATGATGCAAAGCGCCGACCCCGGCGACGTTCATTGACAGGAACCCCTCATGATCTTCGCTGATGACTTCCGGCAGAACTTTTCTCACTTCTTGCGCGATATAACCTGCTGACGTGCTCCCCCCTTCGATGTATGAAAACGTGATGCCGCGAAAGGTCTTCATCTTCTCGATGGGGTCTTCAATTATCCTTTTGTTTTCTTTCTTGCGAGCATCGGATACATCCTGCCATTGAGTAGCGGTGGCAACCCCGGTTGATTTGAATGTGAAATCAGTGGCCTGATTTGCGTTGTTAACGGAGAGTTGCACATGGCTAAGTTCTGTGCCACCACCACGAACGCCACCCAGAACCCAGTTGGCGTTGTACCATCTCCCGAAAATCTGGTTTGTAAAAGTCATCGGCGATCCATCGCCAGCATTGTTTGTCAGGTAAATTGGATTGTTGGCGCCGCCAATGCCCAACGTACTACCAGTGGTACAAGTAACACTTGAAATGATATTCCCGCCCGTTTTGTTATTGACAGTATTCAGGCGGGTGTCGTTACCCTGTGCAACCGTTCCGGCGGCAGAGCCATAAGCAACGCCAAGAGCCGTCCTTGCGGCTGACGCTGTTGCTTCACCAGTGCCGCCGTTGGCAATGGGGATCACTGTAGATGAGTCGCTGTTAAAGCTCTGGGTTATTGTCCAGGTTCTGCTTCCTTTTGCACCAGTACCTACAGCGATATATTCAGCGCGATTACCATTTGCTGCAGCATTGGACACGACGCGAAGAACAAGCCTGCTTGCCTGGTTAGTAATACACTCCAGCACAACGTTTGCCGTTGCTCCGATTGATATCCCAGGCGGGGGATTAACCCAGTTGCCAACCGTTGTTAACCATTTTTGACCTGTAACCATATCGGCCTGTTGCCAGTCGAATGGATCTTTTGGGGTAACGTTAGAGAGACCAATCCCCAGCGCCGCCATTGCATCAGCACCGACTAGCCGCCAGCCGTTGGCGTCACCGCCAGAGTACCAGCTTACAGAGGTCCATCCAGTTGCTGCGTTTGGCGCGCCGTATCGCTCGTAAGTTCCTACGGCGGTAAACAGCGTCTGGTGCAGACCCATGATCGTCCCGCCAGCGCGACGCATTGACATCATGATCGCGTTATTCTGCCCCGCGGTTAGCCCTGCCGGGCTATCTGTACGCGTCCCGGACAATACGTAAGTCTGGTTTTGCGCAAAGTATGTAGCATCAGTAAGCGTTGTGACTGAGGCCGGAAGAACTGTATTTGAACTCAATCCGCCAATCTCGATCCAGTCAGACCATGACGGACTCGCAGCATTCCAGGCAGCGGCAAGCCAGCGCACAAAGAACCGCCCGCCATCAGTCGTGTACCGCTGGGTGCAGTTATTACGGCCACCAGCGAACACCTCCAGCACGCCGCGCTCTGCCGCCGGGTATCCGTTCGCAAGGTCAGCAGCGGTCACACTCACGCTGGACTGTCCCCACGCCCCCGTATAAGCGGAGGTGGGTCCGAAGTTGTTCAGGTTGGAGCTGGCCGGGATGCCTCCGCGCCATTGCAACGCCGAATTTGTTAATCCAGCGATCTTCGCCCATGACGGTCCGGGAACCGGACGCCCGGTTGGTGTTCCGTCAGGGAGCGTAACAGTGATATCACCAGTGCCAGTGTAGAAAGCCTGCCAGTTCGCGTTCTCCTGCAGTACCCGGCGCACCGACTCGGCAGTTTGAGCGGCCAGCGCAGCGGTAATGCGGTTGAGCGTCAGCTGCGGTACTGCAACCCAGGCCAGCCCGGAAGTTGTCGGCCCGGTGAATGGATCGGTCAGTGTGAGAGCGGTGTTACTCGTCACGGCGTTAACAAACAGGGTGAAGAATATACCCCCGACTGTTGCGGTAATAACGTCACCTGATTTCAGATCTGAGGTAAACGCAGTGCCGGTACCGACTACTGCAGTAGAGCCATTAGTAAGCTTAATTGTGCCTGCGGACATATTTGCTCCATAAAAAAACCCAGCCTAAGCTGGGTTCTGTAATTCGGATAAATTGAGGGAGAGTACTACTTTTTAAGGGATTGTCTGTAGTAGTTGTCGTAGGGATCGCAGTCTATATACATGACTTTCGTACCTACGACCCAGGACTTCACTGTTAGACTTACGCTACCAAGCGTTGACTGATAAACCTCAGTGTTGTTCGTTCTCCACTTGCCATTGCTTGCTATACCGGCGCCTGAGCAGAGGTAATTAGAGAATCCATAATTTGGGTTTGCTGGATCTTGCGGGATATACATAAAGCCAGTTATCCCGGTCGTAACTGCCATTGGCCGATCTGACTCCATATATGACTGAGTGATAAATTTAGCGTCCAGCGGGAGACAATTGTTGTGCCACACCATTACCCCGTCGCGGTACATATAGAACCCAGCAGCAGGAACAGGAGGCAGAACCTTTGAAAATACATATGCCCTTGTCGGGTACTGATTCTGTCCCGCACTAGCAAACTGCAGCTGATATGTCCCTCCACTTTCTATCTGATTGAAGAAAGATCGGCTCAGTGCTCCCCCTTCGTTATTACGGTTCCGCATGAAAACCATAATCCCTGCCCCCACCGGGACACCGGTATCGACCGTTCTGGCACCTGGCTCAATATCGATAACATTTGTCAGAACAAATGGCGTAAAGTCGGGTGCAAGCTTTACGGTTTTGACATTGGCCGGGTACTGATAAAGAGCAAACCCGGCGTATCCCGTATCAGCCCCTGTCTTCGCTGTTGCTGTCACCATCAGTCGCAGCGGAATTGTGGTGTTCCATGACAATGTGTTGCCTGAGACTAAGGCGGTAATAGTGTTATTTTGCTCATTGTTTGCCAGGGTATTATTCATTGCGGTCACGTCGAGATTAAACCCTGACGTGGAATATGTTTTCGAACCGGCCCCATTCACGACAATATGATCTATCACATAAGTGAATCCCATAGAGTTTGTTGCGTCGAAGCTGGTTCCCTCAATAAACATTTGCATCATAACGGCTTACCCATGACCACCAGGGGTCTGTTGGAAGCGTCATAAAATACAATTCTGTCAGGTGTGATTTTAAGCTGCCCCCCGCCTGTACTGCCGTTAATTTCGAGGGTGCCTGCCTTATTCAGACGCCAGCCAGCCGAGCCTGCGACGTAGTTGGTTGACTGGATGTAGCCTGCAATCATGGCACTTGTGATTGTTCCCTCCTGGATGAAGGCGCTGTTCAGGAAGACCTGTCCACCGACAACAGCGAACGGTGAAAACTGCGTACCGGCCTGCCCGGAGAGCATCACGAACTGATCGGCATTGATCGCCACGCGGCTGACGATACCGGAGCCACTGGCAATCGTCGCAATTGACAGCCCGGCGTCATAATACTGCCCGTTGTAATTCACCCCCGCGCGTAACGTGTAAATCGCGCTGGCGCTGGTTGCGTCAACCACAGATGTCATCTTCTGGTTAATCGCCGCCTGCTGCTGACCAAAAGTAGCCGTTACCTGCTGCTGGTACTCAGCAAAGGCCCTGCTGGCATCGGCCTGCGCCGTCTGGAGGGTAACAACGTCGGCCTGCACTTTAACAACGCTTTTATTTATTCCATCGATGCTCGTATTCACGCCATTAAAGCTGGCGCTCACTACGAGTTTATATTCAGCAAAAGCCTGATCTGCGGTAGCCTGCGCGGTTTTTACCTCATTAATTTCCGCTGCGTTTCCAGCAAACTGAACAGCAACCAGTTCCTGGAACTGCGCAAACGCCTGGTTAGCATCAGCAATCAGGATCTGCGCGTTTGAGATTTCCGCATACGCAGCGCCGAACTGCTGGAAGGTAATATTCGCCCCCTGAATGCCAGCCAGGGTGTTCTGCAGGACACCTGCAATGTTAAAGTCGATCTGCTCCGTTAACGCCCTGCCGTCCTCCGCCGACAGCACTTCGTTTTTAATGGCTTCCAGATAATCGCTGGCCTGATCGCTCGACATGCCGCGCACCCAGTCGGTGTAACCAGATTCGTTACCCGTCCGATCAACCAGCTGCGCGCGGTACCAGAATATCTGGCCAGCCCTGAGGCCCATCTGCTGGTATCTTTGCTGGGGATATGGCACATCGGCCAGCAACAACGCATTATCCGCGCTCCCGGTCGGGCTGTACTGGATTTCAGTTTTCAGCGTATCGTCCGTATTGGCCGGAAACCCCCAGGTCAGCTCAATACCGAAAAGCACGTTGTCAGAGGCTGCAAATCCCACTGGCTTTGGCGGATTGCCTACTTTGCCCGTCAGCATTTTCTCTTCTGAATACCCCCACCCGGAGGAAATCTCGGCGGCATTGATTGCGCGCACGCGTACCAGGTAGCGTCCTGCATAAATACCCGGCACGTCGAAGGAGGTGGTGGAGCTGCGCGGCGCGTTGACCCAGTTACCGTCGTTGCGTCGCCACTGGGCTTCATAGGCGATGGCGTTCTGCACCTGGTCCCAGCTCACGCGCATGGTTTCGACGCTGATATTCTGCTGAACCACTGAAAACGAGCTGATCACTACGTTGGCAGGCGGTGACTGGTTACCCGGAGGTATGACACTCACCGGGCGCTGGTCGATGACGGCTCCCGTATCGATGCGGGCATACTTGTCTGGATCGTGAGCAGCGCCGGTAACAGTAAACGTTCCGTCGTTATTGTCGGTGATGCTAATCACCCGGTACTGCTGGGCATACAGCTCGTCGGATTCCGCCACCCAGACGCTTTCCGCCTGCGGCGTTTCGCTGTAGGCGGTGCTGACCGTCACCGCTTTTCCGTTCACTGCCTGGATTGTGCGTGCCTGCGATGCACCGGACGGCAGGTTGAGAATAAGGCGGTGGCCTGCCTTCGCATACGGAACGCGGTCCAGCGTGATCACCCTGCCATTCACCGCGCTGATGCGCCCGCCGGTGACCTTGCCGGACAGCATTTCATCAGCCACGGCGATGATGTATCCGGGCTGAGGTATGTTGCCATCCAGACCAACGTCAAACGAAACGACGCGATCCTTGTTGTTAGTGAGAATGCCCCAGCGGCCCTTACGGTTCGCTTCAGATTGTCGGGTACAGCCGATGGCTGTCATTTCCAGCTGGTTAAACCCGTAGCGCGCCACCAGGGCCTGCTCGAATACCGGTTCCATCGCGTCAGCGTAGGCGTTAGCGGGATCGGACCAGGACACCAGCGCCGTGGTATAACGCGTTTTCGTGGTACTGCTGGCGTAGGTAAAACGGCCATCAATTACGTTGGCGCGGGTATAGCTGTAATCCACATCCCGCGGCATATCCGCCAGGGCAACAATCTGATCGCCTCCCCAGTAAGTCATACCCCGGAAGATGGCCGCAAAGTCACGAAGAACGGTATAGGCGTCGTTCCGCTCTTGTATGTATACGTTGCAGATATAACGCGGCTCGGTACCGCTGCCGCCCTTCCCGTCAGGTACCGGCTGATCGCAATACTGGGCCACCTGATACAGCGTCCATTTGTCGATATTCGCCGCGGTGAGCCGGTGACCCAGGCCGAACCGGTCGGAAACCACCAGGTCGTAAAAAATCCACGCCGGGTTATCGGTCCATGCCCACTTAAACGCCCCGGTCCATGTACCGGTGTAGGTACGGGTTTCCGGGTTATAGGTGTCAGGTACGCGGATCACGCGGCCGCGCGGCTCGCAGGAGATTTGCGGGATAGAGCCGTTAAACTGGCTTGAATCGAATTCGATGTACAGCAGCGCGGTGTTCGGATAGCGCAGCTTGGCGTCAATCACCTCAGTGAAGCTCTGCAGCGTCATCGTGTCGCCGATCTTCGCGCTGTTTGCATCAGCGGTAAGCTTGCGCAGGCGAATAGTCCAGGTGCTGCCCGCCTGAGGCAGATCGATACGGTGGCTGCGCTCATAGCCGGATGTGGTTTTACCGGTCACGCTGGTATTCAGCACCGTCTGCCAGGCTCCTCCATCGGTCTGCAGGTCAATCGCATAGCTAACCGAGTTACCGACCAGATCGCCGTCATTCTCCTGTTTGAACAGCGAGGGCCATTTCAGGCGCAGACGAACCGCCGAGAGCTGGGTATTGGTAAACGTTCGCGTCCAGGCGGTGGCACTTGATACTTCGGTACCGACGGTGATTTCGTTTTCTGTACCCGGTATGCCCTGGATATAGCTCTGTGCCTGGTTACCCGGGCGAAACTCCCACACCACCCCGCTAAAGTTTGGCGATCCGTCTGCGTTCTCCAGCGCGGTACCATCCAGATAAATATTTTTACCGGTGGGCTGGCCAGAGAACTCTCCCTCACCCAGAGCTATCAAAATTTTGGCCTTCGCTACAGACTGGAGATCATCGGGTTGTTCGGTGGGTGTGCGTGATTTAGAGCCACCGCCTTTGCGGCCCCTGATAGCGGTTGCGTTTACCATATTGCGCCCATAAAAAAAGCCACCCTGAGGTGGCCTGAATGAAAGGATTATTGTTACTGCTGATCTTCGACGTAAATGCCTGCAGAGATGATCGCGCCGCCGATGCGCCGACGTCCGTAAAGCAGCGGAACAGGATACCCCTGTGCAGCGGTGTTCGTTACGCCGCCGAACGCATAAGAGGCCCGGTTATCGGCATCCTGTTTACTGGCTAAACCTGTAGGCTGAGGGGAAAGCATCTGGACAACACCTCCAGCTACTAAAGCGACACCTGGTGCGACCAGCGACATGCTTGCACCGCCAGTAAATCCAGATAGCGCATAGCCAGCCACGACAAGGGCGGCGCCTAATATAGTTTGTAACAGCCCGGCCTTTTTACTGCCAATAACTACAGGCACAATCCTTATCACCTCACCTGTCACCGGAAAATCAAGATCGTCTTCCCTTATATTTTTCTTTCCGCGAAAAACTGCATATGTCAGGCCACGCTGCCTACTGGAATTCATGAAAGCTTCAAATCCTTTCACGGTTACAGCTAACGCCCGGCAGGCCTCTTTGGTAGAGCTAATTAACCGGTGATGTGTTTTACCAAATGTTTTCCCAAGGATTCCGCCTAACTCAATTTGGGTCATTATCTCTTGCTGCATATTTTCTCCAATAAAAAAGCCACCAAATGGTGGCTATTTATTTAATCATCAGAGCTATATAGTTGATGGTCTAATATCTAGGCCGGAATTAGTATCCCCGGTAATGCGGAATTTTTGATGTTCACCAGTGCTTAGTTGTGTAGCAGTCTCTTTGATCGGCTGCCCAACCTGCATACCGCATAATCCTTTGCCTTTTGAATCACCGGATATCCCTAGAATGTGGCGACCGGGACTAACCTTAATGTCGATCGTTTCACCCGTATCAATTCTTGCATAGGATTTTCCATCAATAGTTACTTCGACAAAGCACCCACCACCAGCAAACCATCCTTTATCACGTGTAATGGTTATTAATGAGTCACCAGCCCCCTGCAGCATGACACGTTCCGATGATACCTGCCTGGCAGTATTAGAATTAACCGCCGTGGTTGAACAGCCAGCAATGCCTAAAGCGAATAGAAGCAGCAAAGCCTTTTTCATATCCCTATCTCCTTTCGTTTTTCGAAAGGTTAGCATAGAGATTTGTAACGCAGAACCTTCATTGTCCGTTCCTGCCAATAGCCTCCATATGGAACGCGCTGGCTCAGGTGTCCATAAAGATGGTGCAGCAGCATATTGCCTTCCAGCAGGACGCCAGCGTGATTCCATTTATTGGCCTGAACCTGCATGATCAACATATCACCAGGCTGCGGCGCACCGTCAAACTCACGGAACCCACATTCGTACCAGCATTCCTGATAGAAATTATCCGGGTACTCGTCTTCCCACCAGGGATAATCTACCCGGTAGTCATGCAGCTCGATCCCGTGCGTCTGCCGGAAATAACTCATCACCAGGCCCCAGCAGTCGTACACACCCAGGACGAAAGGCCGCTCGATGAGTGGGATCTCTCCCCGGGGCAAGATGGTCCGTAAGTCACCTTCCGGCCAGCTGACGATGTGCCAGGGTAGCCCGTTGAGGTCACACTGCGCTTTGTCCATTTCACTCGGCTGGGTGGTTGCATCGGGGTGGCTGTGTACGATAGCGGTCACCGGGCCCCATTCTTCGGCGGCGGCGTAGTCCTCGGGGCAAAGGACAAAGTTGTCCTCTGGAGTAGAGGCCAGATTGCGGCAGGGGAAATACCGCTCTACCCGGCTCTTCTGCGCGACCACGCCGCAGCACTCGCGCGGATACTCCTGCGCAGCGTGCGCCATGATAGCCGTGACGATCTTTTTACGCATGCTAACTCCTGATCAATGACGTACCCGGGAACCCACCGAATGAGAGTTCGTTATTTTCTCCGAACCGAAGTTTGCAGGCAGACAGAGTGCCGTTGCATTCGTCCAGAGAAGGATCACTGACCGGATTGTTGTTTTTGTCGAAATAGCGCGTTCCGGCGTAATCGCAGCCATCACCGGTGCGGTATTTGTTGCGAATGCACCAGGTGCACAGGGAATGAAGTTGCCGCGTCGGTATCATCAGGCCCTGCAGATCCATCGGACTGGAAAGCGTGAACTCAACCACCTCATTGGTTTCACTGCTCTTTGCATCTATATAGAAAACTTTCAGCTTTTCCTGTGTCGGATCGGCTGTTGTATTGCCGCCGGTGAAGTTTTTTGCATCCAGGTAATGCGCCAGCGTGTCATGAATCGTCACCTTCGCCTGCAACAAATCGTCGTATGCCAGGCACAGCGCGGTGACAGAGCTATCCAGATTAGCGATGGACAGCTTAGGCTTGGCGTTGCCACCACTTGTGGACGCTTCTATACCGGAAATCTGGCAGGGCCAGGCTTTATATTCCTGACCCTGCCACCAGATGGATTTTGCGGGCAGTTTCGCTTCATCTCCGCCTGCTGACTCGATCTCCCCTGGCGTGTGGGCAATATTGTGAGCGTGAAAACGCATAACATCTGAGACGCCAAACCCGGTACCGTCGACTTCAAAAAGACGGACTTCATTACCGGGTTCCAGCTTCTGATAATCGTTATTAAGACTCATGGTGCAAAGGCCTGTTCAAAAGTGGCAGAGATGTACATTATGGTTTTGCCCTTCACTACTTTTTGCAGACTGTCAGCTTCAACGCGCCACAGCGCCAGTTCACCGAACGGGGGCTGAAAGGAAAAGGCCTTCGTCTTGTGACGCCTGAGGAAAGCGTAAATCTGCAGCCCTTTATCCGGTCTGCCGGTAAAGGAGTATTCATAGGTTAACGTCTCGTCATTGATTCCCGATCCGCTGACCTGCGTGTACCCGTCACCAAACTGGGCTTTCCGGATGGTGTCTTTGCTTTTCGTGGTAGGCTGACTGGCCGACTGAATGGGCCAGGGGAATTTCTCGATAGCCATTAGCGCCTCCCGTTGTTCAGATTCCAGATGATTCCGCCAGGTTCGCTTTCCCGGGCGATCCCTTCCCGGATGGATCGGTCAACCACCTGCTGGTAAGCCCTCGCGGTTGCGCCATTATTTGACTGGTTTGCTTCTGAGCCCTGCTGAGGCGGGGTAACTGTCACTGGAGCATAAACACTCACCCCCAGAGGCGTGGCAATGCCCTTACCACCTCCGACAAGGCCGCCACTGGCATATCCCCGCATCAGGCTATACAAGTTTCCCACGCCGATCCGGCTGGTAGCTTCTTTGGTGAAGACAAACTCCCCCCGGTGGACAACGCCAGCCGGGTCATTTTTGCCGCCGTAACCCGTAAATCCGCCAGCAGCAAATCCAAGCGCTGTTGTGGCTGAGTCAACCAACCCGACCATGGCCTGCTTCACGAGGATCTGCGTCATCATCGACAGAATGGATTTTGTGAAATCAGACCATTTGCCTTTCCCGGTCGTCAGCATGTCGGCCATGGTCTGGCCGATGCCATCAAACGTGGCGGCAGCCAGCGATTTAACCTGCCCGTAAGCATCGTCAGCAGAGTCAACATAGTCAGCCCAGGCTGTTTTGGCGCCAGCCTGCCAGTTCTGCCGGAGGGCATCCTGCTCACCATAATAATTCCTGAGCGCATCCAGCTCGTTCTGGTACTGCCGATCGCCCTCATTGCCTCCGGCATTTTTCCAGCCCTGCAGTAGCTGCGCTTCCTCGAGTCGACGCTGAGTTTGACGGCTGCTCATACCGGCACTGTCAGCCAGCGCCTGCGTTTTCTCACTCATCTGAGTGACATATTTCTGGGAGGTATCCTGCAGGCGATTGAGACGCTCCTGGGTGACGATCTGATCGCCAAGCCTGGCATTAATTTCCGCCTGTGCGAGGACCTTGTCCTTACTTGCGAGGAGGGATTTTTCATCGTCTGTTAAGTTGCGGGTTTTGGCGGCCTGCTCAAGAACCGTAAATCTGGCCTGCTCTTTCCATAGCTGCTGGCGCTGCTGGCTGATCCTGTCGTTGATTACAGAGTGCTGGCGTAATACCTCCAGCTGGGTTTGCAACTCGAGGGTCTGAGCGCTGGTATTGTCGGTAAGTTTCGTTCCGCCCGGCGTCCTGATTTTCGTCGGCTTCTTCAGCGAGTCGTCGTATTCCTTTTTCGCCGCAGCCAGGTTGATGTTGTAATCAGCCTGGAGGATCCGCCCCTCTTTCAGCGCTTTGTTCAGCTCGCTCTGGCGAGCGGTGTACTTCTCCAGAGCCGTCTGCGTTTTACTGTAATTTGCCTGAGCCTGTTGTGCGTACTTGAGGCGATCGGCTTCGAGTCCTGCCTCACGGGTTGCGTTTTCCTGGGCGAGTTGTGAGTTGCGGGCCTGCTGCTGAGCCATGTCCAGCGCCTGGCGGGCAGTCTCACGGTCATTCCAGAAGCGGGCGCGCGCGTCATCGTTGACATAACGATCACCCTTACGCAAATTCCAGATTTCATCCGCCCGCTTAAAGGCCGCCTCTGCCTTGCTCAGCATTTCCTGAGAGGTGTCCGGCCTGCCGATATCCAGTGCCGCATCCCACATGGATTTGAACGCTTTTTTAAGGGAATCTGCGGCGGATTCGATCGTACCCATGTTGTCACGAATACTGGCAGTCTGCTTGTCGAACCCGGCGGTTGCTGCTTCGTTTGCCGCCTGCAGGGCTCCTGCTTCATTTCCTGCGCGCTGCAGAGCAGCAACATATTCAATCTGCTCAGCCGTGACATTGTGAAACTGCTGCGCCATCGCCAGCAGCCCTGACGCCGGATCATTGGCCAGGCGCCCAAATGTTTCAGCCACCTTATCTACCGGCAGACCGGATGCATCCGTGAATTTCGCAACCGAGATCGCAAGCTCTTCGAAGTTAGCACCCGCGCGTACGCCTGCAGTTACAAGCGCGGTCAGCGCCTGGCTGGTCTGGTTAAATGTAAGACCCGCTTTCTCTCCGGCAGCGGCAATGGTCTGCATGCGAACAGCAGTGAGACCTGCTGTATTACCGGTCAGGGTCAGCGTTTTATTAAATTCAGAGAGCGTGCTCGATCCCTGATAATAAGAATACATCAGTGCCGCGGTGCCAGCGGCAAGTGCCCCGACTCCGAGCATCGTAGGCGAGATCGTTCCCAGCAAAGCGCTGAACATAGGCCGGAGACCACCAAACTGGTCTTTAATCTGTCCGCCCTGCTGGAGCATGATCAGCCAGGGGCTTTGCCCTCCGGCCAGCTGTGTCGCAATGTCAGTAAACTGAGCTGGCAGGGTTCGCATCGCGGCACTGTATTGGCCTACAGAAATTCCGGCTCGCTTTGCGGCCAGTTCCTGCTTCGAAAATGCCTGCTGAACCTGAAGGGCAGCATCATTGGCCGCTTTACCCGTTCCTTTCAGTTGCTTATTTACATAAGTAACCTGTTCGGTAAATTTGGCCGAATTAACGTCAAGGTTAACGACCAGATCACCTACTGACTGTGCCATAGCGCACTCCTCCCAGGCTTTCCGCCACAGACATCATCACATCGTCATCCATCGGTAAGGTTTCCAGCTCAGGCGGGTTCAGAAGGCTGAAATTAAGCGGGGTTTGCTCAGTCTCCGGCCACATCACAGAAACCACCAGATGACTGAGCCGGGAGAAGTGAGCATCCAGCAAATCGTTTTCAAAATACTGCTGCTGATAATATCGCCCCCACTCAGCCAGCTCAGTCGAAGACATGCCGGCAAGCATCGCGCGCCAGTCCGGGCGCCGGAACTCCCGCGCCAGTTTCATTACAAAACTCAGCTCACCGGCTAACGCTTTTCCGCGCTCACTTCCTCTTCCCCGACAGCGTGGTCTGTATTTTCCTCGCCGCTGGCCTGCTCGGGATCATGAAGCGGGAGCATGTCAGAGAGCTTTTTAACAAACTGTTCCCCGGCACCAATCATCGCTGGCGACCAGCCGGATAAAACCTCATCCTGCAGAGCATCAACATGCTTTGAGGTATCTCCCTGCCACAGTGACATTGCGATCAGACGGGCACCGCGCCGGATATTGCTGGCAACCCGTAACGGAAGATAACCCTCATCTTCTTCATCTTTTGGCAGGGATTTCTCGTCCAGTGCCAGATACTGCAAATGCTCGATACGTTGCAGCGCGGACAGCTCAAACAATTCGATGGTGTTACCGTTGAAGATAAACGGCTCTGATTTCAGAAAATTCATGGAAGACTCCATTAAAAATGACGGGGCCAGCGCCCCGCCGGTCAGGAAACGGTGACTGTGCAGATCGCGACTTTCAGACCATCGTTCATCATCACGACAATCTGAACAGTGCCTGCAGCAACACCCGTCACGGTCAGTACATTGCCGCTGGCGGTTACAGTGGCTTTAGCCGGATCAGAGGAGGATGCACGGAAGGTTTTGTCAGTAGCACCGGCAGGCGTAACCGTGACAGTAACTGTGTTTTTGGCACCCACGGCAACCGCCAGGGTGGATTTATCGAGTGTCACCCCGGTGACTGCCACGGAGGGTGTGCGGCTTTCTTCAGCCAGTGATGGCTTACCGTTGTTACTGATCTTCACGCTACGGGTGATGACCTCTTTCGCCGGGATGGTTTTACCGAGGCCGCTGACCCAGCCCTTAAAGACATCGATCGTCCCGTTCGGGTATTTGATTTTGTAGGCGCGAACATCACCGCTGTAGAACCAGTCCACCAGCGTCTGCTGCCCTGACTCACCCGGTTTCCAGGCCAGATTGAAACTGGCCTCACCGGCAGACTTCTCGCCCTGCGCTGTATTGGCCCAGTCTGCATTCGGATCGTCAAGGTAGGTGTCGTCATAGGACTCGGCGGTCAGCTCACCTGGCGTCAGATCTTTGATTTTGGCCGTGCGGATCCAGTCAACGTCGCTGGTCGGATTGGCGTAAGGATCTCCTGTACCCGTGTACAACCAGAACGTTGTGCCTGCCCCTTTAACGGGCTCAAGCGGGCTTGGTGTTGGCATAGTTACCTCACATTACGTATGAAATTGTGTATTTAAGGTCGGCTGATCCCCATGTCGCCATCTCGTCATCGCGCTGATAGTCATAGCCCTGGGCAGACATGGTTTCGATTAAGGGGGTAAGGCCGGGGAGTTCGCTGAGCCGGGGGTAGATTTTGCTTTCCATCCAGGTATCGAGCGCGGTATCCGTTTCGCTCGCTTTCAGGAACACCTCGATATGAAGCGTGGCGCGCCAGATATCCTCGTCGATGGACTCCTCTGTGGACTGAGCGTCAGTGATATAAACAGCAACAGCCGGGAGATCTTCGGCCTCAAGTACAGCAGGACGGCCATCAGACCATGTTACAGGGTCAGTAATGCCCGCTTTCAGGGCATCCAGCACCGCCCGGCGGATCAGGGGATGTTTCATTTGGTCAGAATTATCCTTAGTTGGTTGCGTAAAGCTGCCGAAAGTTCTTTCGGAAGATCCGTTGTCGTCAGGCGGTTACTTTCTTTCTTGAATGCCTCAGTCAATGGCGCTGCCAGAGGGATGCTCACCACCTCGACCGGATAGCGGCTTTTGGTGGTTCGCCGCAACACGTGCCAGCGCCCGTTTTTAAGTTGCTGGATGAATCCGCCCGGGAAGCGAAACCGTCCGATGACAAGAACACTTCGGACGCCAGCCGTATCACGCTTACGCCTGGAAAGCCGCACGCTCGCCACACCCAGTTTTATCGCTGGCAGGTTGCCGCGGTTCACCCGGATAATCGCCTGCGGCTTACGAACAGTAGCCTTCTTCAGGCGTGCACGCTGGTTGACCAGCTTGCGCTGCACCCGGGTGTCTTTCGCTACCTGGCGGGTGCTGCGGGAAATGGCCCGGGTGGCCACTCGGTTCACCGCCTGAGAGGATGCCCGCGGCACGGCGGTTTTGCTGATGCTTTCCAGGTTAGCGATCGCCTGTTCGAGCCCTTTAATGGACATTGACCCTCCATTACTCAATCCAGATCTGCGGCTTACCGTTGAACAACTGTTTGCGGGTAACGATGTAATCCTGTCCCTTCCAGTGAATGGCATCGCCTTTGCGCGGGGACACTGTAAGGGAGAACACCACCAGGGACAGCCCATCCCCTACCACCGCCCCCATCTCAGCGACAAACTGGCTCTCAACCGCATCAAAACTGACACCGTTGATCGTGACCTTATCCGCCATCAGGTTGACGGTGGCCGCGTCCATACGGGCCACCATCGCGTCGAAGGGGTTAGCCATTCAGCCTGACCAGTACTGAAGTAGCGTTAGCCCCTGCGGCCTGCCAGGCTTTCCCGGCCGTCGCCGCCCCGGTAGCATCCAGCTGAATCTTCCCGCTTTTGAAGTACACAGTTTTGCCCTGGGCAATATCATCAGCCGCCAGTTTCGGCAGCTGGACAACGCCAGTGGTTAGCCCTGTGCCGGTTTCGCCGACGGCAATATCAGCGATAGCGATCGCCAGCACATCACCCACGGCAACAGGCGTGCCACTGGCGATTACCGCAGAACCCGGGTTGGTTAAATCAATGGTATGACCATCCTGTACGTAATTCTTCATGAGCTCTCCGTATGGCCCACATCGGGGCCATGTTGCAGGTATAAAAAAAGCCCTGTCGGGCCGTTTCAGTGTCGGGGGGATTTACTTGCCGGATGATTTTGCCAGCCCGCGATAATCCAGCGGCGCCACGCCAGCATCAATGCGGACTTTCGTCGCGACGCCGTCAGTGGTGAAGCCTTCCTGCTGATCAATGTACGGGGCATCAATGCCATTGAGATACGCCACTTCGATGGTATCGGTGCCCTGTGCGGCGGCCAGATACCAGGCCGCCGGGTCGGCAAAATCAAGACGAGGTTCTGAAATCACCTCAGCAAAGTTCTGAATAGGGTTATTGATACCAGCGTTGATGTCGGCACCTTTTACGCTGGCTGACTTAATGGTCTGGCTGGCCAGTGTTTCCAGACCCACCGGGACGAGCATAAAGGCCGGGCGAATGTTGAGGGCACGCTCACCTTCTTTCTGCTTACGCATGTTCTGGCGGGCCTTATCAATGCTGTCAACGCTGATGGCGCCAGTTGAAAGGTTGGCATGGTCAGCATGGAAGAGCGGTTTATCATCTGACAGTTTCTCGTTACCGGTCAGCACCGCGTAGACCAGGTCGCCAATTGTGGCTTTTGCAGCGCGGCCCATCTTCATCGGAACGTCAGTCAGCTGGTTCAGGTCATCGTTAATGATGGCCTGGCGGGTGATGGAGAAGATCTCACCGTAAGTGGCCAGCGCGATGGTTTCGCCCTTATCCTGCGTAGTGATGTACTTATATTCAGCCCCCTCACGAACCTGACGCAGGGACGGGAAGCCGCCCATGCCGACGCGATGCGCCGTTTTAAAGTCGGACAGCTGGCCTTTTTTGGTCCAGAGTTCGAAGGTCTCAGCCGCTTCTTCCCAGCCCTGCAGCAGTGCCTTGTTGGCGACATCGAGCAGAATATTGCCGAAATCAGAGGTGCTGTGCGTCAGCGCAAAACCGACCATCTGCATTGGGTTGTAGCTGGAGACACCGAACCCGCGCTCAGTCAGGGACATGCGGGCGTATTCGCGCAGCGTCATACCGTTATAGACGTTGTCACGTTCCAGACTTTCATAGCCGGCACGCGCCATCAGTGCCTGACGGATCCCGTCGCCGACAAAGTTACCGTTCCCGGCATAGACATGGGACTGTCCCTGCGTTGTGGTGTTGGACGGCGTGGCATTTTTACCGAGCTCTGCCAGCAGCACATCTTTAGCCTGGCTGACCGAACACTCTGGATCAGCAATGCATTTAGCCTGCAGCTCCTGATGCTTGCCACCGAACATGGCGAAGAGGTCCTGAATACCGTTCACGCGTGCCTTTTGCTCTGCAATAACCTGCGCACGGATATCTGTTTCGCTGGCACCTGCAGCCGGAGCAGTCTGGGTGGCAGCTGGCTGCTGTGTTTCGCGCGTAGCGGTATTACGCGGCGGGGTGACCATGTTGCGAATGCTGTTTGGCATCTTTTCAAATTCCTCAATACGTTTCGAATGGATACAGGCCATTGCCTGCAGGGATGGTGTGACCTGGTCAGCGAAGCCCAGCTCCAGACATTCAGTGCCGGAGAGCCAGGTCTCCTCCTCCAGCATTGCCGCAATTTCTTCGGTGCTTTTGCCCGTCTTCTGCGCGTATGCCGGGATCAACACCGACTCCACTTTGTCGAGCAGGTCGGCGTAGTCGCGCATGTCATCAGCATCACCACCCGCAAAACCCCAGGGCTTGTGGATCATCATCATGGTGTTTTCCGGCATGATCACCGGGTTTCCTACCATGGCGATAACTGATGCCATTGAGGCAGCCAGACCGTCGATATAAACGGTGATCGCCGCGCCATGGAATTTCAGGGCATTAAAAATGGCGATACCGTCAAAAACATCGCCACCCGGGGAGTTGATATGCAGTTTGATGTGAGTGACGTCGCCCAGCGCCTTAAGGTTGGCGACGAATTGCTTCGCCGTTACCCCCCAATAGCCGATCTCGTCGTAGATGTAGATTTCGGCTTCGTTTTCCGAACTGACCTGCATACGGAACCAGCTATTTTTTGCCTGGGCTTTTGGGCGATTCTTTACCCGGTTTTGTTTCCTCGACACTGGTGTCTCCTTTGTCGTTTGCCGGGTCTGTATCGAACACCAGCCCCTGTTTACGGTTTTCATCGATCTCCGCCTTACGGCGGCGTTTCACATCATCCGGATTTGCACCGCGGGCGCGCACCCATTCACTTTCAGTAGCAGCACCACCACGGAGCAGAATTTTCCAGGCGTTCGCCTCTTTAACCGGATCAATCCATGGCATCACAGGACCGGAGAAGACAGCACTGTAAAGCGTGGACTTGTCCACAGTGGGCGGTACCTCAATCTCACCAGAGACAATCGCCATCTTTAGCCAGGCCCGGTACATCGGTCGGGTGATCGCCGCGATGAATGCGTCCTGGAGAATGAAATACCCCTCGGTTGACTCCACAAGCTCCTGACGCTGCGCGCTGTATGTCCCGTCGTAATTACGCGCGATACTGGAAAAGCTCCCGCGCGACCCGGCGGCCACAGCACGGAGCTGCCCATTGCGAAAAGTTTCGAGGTTGGGATTTGGTCGGTCCGATTTAATCATCCCGATATCTTCACCGGGACGGAGATCGTCAAACAGCATGCCAGGTTCAATGTTCAGTTCCCGGGAGCCCTGCGAGCTGTCTTCCGGATACGACTGACCATCACCTTTCTTGATGAACATGCCCAGCGCCGCAGCGATGCGGGCAGCGGTCAGCTCGGCGTCCTCGTATTCCTTCAATGCCGAGAGACGCATCAGCACCCCGGCCAGCAGTGAGTTACCTCTGATTTGATGCAGGCGGCGCATGAACTTCAGGTGAAGCATGTTCTCAGCCTGGATATCCTTTGTGTCACCCTGGCGCATACCTTCTGCCGGAAGGTTTTTGTAGACCATGTATCGGGTCGGGCGGCCCCAGTCGTTCAGGTAAATGCCCTGGCATAACTTCTGACCCGTCTCAGTCTTCTCCATCGGTACAAAGTCGGGCTCCAGCGCCTCAATCCAGAAAGGAATTTCTGCCACAGGCGACAGCCCATTCCCGGTGCCACTGACCAGCTGAGCGAACACCTCGCCGTCACGTAGCCAGGTCCGGCACATCAGACGCTCAAGAACTGGCCGGGTAAACTGGCCGGTAACATCGGGTGAAACGGACCATTCCGCCCATTTGGCACGGATCTGCTTGGCAACGTCAGCGGCTATCTCGCCGTTTTTCATCAGGGGTTGAGGCTCAACGATGATGCCTTTCGCACCCACGATGCGCTCTTCGAGCTTATCAAGGATGCCGATCACCAGATCGTGGTTACAATCGAGCCACCGGGCCTGCTCGCGCAGTGAGCGTCCGCCAAATTGCGTCAGCTGATTCGCTGAACGATTCTCGCGTTTTGCACGGTGCGTTCGGGTAGGAATGACAGCCTCGTATGCCTGGATCATCAGGCGCGACTTAAGGCGCTCTGCTTTCCAGCCAGGAGAAAACACGCCTATCAGATTATCCAGGGCGCTCATCGCGGGAACCTCGCAAGTTTAAAGGGGCTGCCCCTGCCCGTTGCGGCAGCCAAAGCAGTTGCCTGTTTTCGTTCCCACTCCTGACGACCTTTCCGTATCTCGCTCAGGTTTTCCATGGTCATCTGCTGACCGTTAAACGTGATGGACTTGCCCTGTAGAATCGCCATTTCCGCTTCGGTATAACGGCGTACCATGTCCTGAATATCATTGAGATTCACACCCAGCCTCCTGATGATGATGACCATGCCGATTCACGGGCTGGTTTCGTAGCCTTAGATTCTGATACTGACGGTTTTGCAACCGGCGCCTCTGCCACTGCAGGCGCGTCTGGCGATGGCTCAGCCACGAGATAACTCTCCCGGCGCGCCCACTCAGGGGCGTCAGGCCACTTAATCTTTTCGTAACCATGAAGAATGACCAGGGCATGTGCGTAAACCATAAGGTCAAACGCTTCGTTGGCCCCCTTGCCTGGCTTCGTCCATTTCCCATCAGATGATCGCTCCTCATAGGTCAGTTCGTCGTAAAACCACCCTCCCAGCCAGTCAGGGAAATGCACGTAGTTCGGCCCCGGCACATCGCGCCACAGCGCGTTGTTAATCCGGTCTTTCAGTGCGTTTGTCTGGAGAAGGTAGAGAGGGACATCACCGGCCGCCTTCGCACGCCGGGTAGATCGCCCGGTGTTATCCGGGTAGGTTTTGGTAATCAACTTCGCCCGGGTCTGGCTGTCACCCTTGAAAAGCCAGACTTTGCGCTGCAGACCGTCACGGCGACAGCGCCGCCAGAACTCATAGGCGTTGTCGGTAACACCATCTTCACCGCCGGAGTCGACGGCCATTGCAAGCAGGCTCATTCGCTTTCCCGGTTCGCCATCAAGCGCCCAGGTTTTCTCCAGCACATCGGTACGCAGAAGATCCCAGTCCTCCGGGTAGCTGGCAGGGTCGATATGATAGCTTTCGCCGTCAGGTGTGGTGCGCATCGACTGCATGATGTTGTACCGGTCAACCACCCACCGTTCGCCGTGGGCACCATAGCCAACAACCTGCACCACAAATCGCCGGTTTTTACCGCCCTGAACATCGACAGTCGCCACCAGGAAGTTGACGCCAGCAGGCACGCGCCGCCGTTCAACCGGTTCGGCGCGCTGCAGCAGTTCGTCACCTTTGCGTTGCTCAATGCTGGAGCGCGGGAGATACGGCAGCCCCCAGTCGGTGTTAATCACCGTCTTCAGCGTTTCTTCGCTGCCGGTCGCCTCGTACTCCTGTTCAGCGGTCAGCAGTTTGTAAACCAGTTGTGCCCATGTCTGATATGCAGCTGCCGGACCTTCCATCCAGAACGACGCGATACGCGACCGCCGTCCGGTGCCCGTTATTGTTCCGCTGCTGTCGATCTGCTGATCCTCACGCAGCCAGACCCCTTTCATATTCAGGGCGCGTTTCTGGTCTGCGGTGATCATCCCGGAGCAGGAAGGGCAATGGATACAGGCCGCTTCGCTGGCTTTTACCGGATCAGTGATTTCCCGGTAACCGGTCATCGCTGTCATCTCAGGCTGGAAAAACTCACCACAATGCGGACATGGCCAGTACCAGCGGCGGCGGTCGCCGCGGTTGTACAGTGACAGAATGCCGGTTGTTGGCGGGGCTTCATGCGCCGAGCTCCGGCGCCACTTCGTATCGCGGATGTCCCGGCCTGGCGAACTCTCCACCAGCGTCATGCCGGACGACATAAACGTGGTGGTACGCTTGGAGGCAAGGGAGAATGCATCACCTTCCCCGTCGATATCCTCCGGGAAGCGGTCGTAATCTGTCAGGGCGACGCACTTGTAATCCGACGAGGACATAATATTGACCGACGGCCAGCCTATCTTAAGATAGTTACCTGCCCTGAAAGTCCTGTCGTAAACGTTGTTATCGTTCCTGCGGGGGCTCAGGCGGGTTGCCACTTCCGGACTGCACCGGAACGTGCGATCCAGTCGTTTCTTCGAGTGCTCGCGGGCCTTCTCTTCTGTCATCTGAATAATCAGCATGTCAGACGGGTCACAGACCACGTTATAAACCACCCAACCGTCAATCAGGCCGATCGTCTTCCCCGTTCGCGCCGGGCCGACAAACACCACTGCGTCATACTCGCGCGACGCCAGGCAGTTCATTGGCTCGAGTACATACGGCGCCAGGTTCGGATCCCAGGGAACTGAGTTACCGGCACCCATTGGCACGCGCATAAATTTACTGACTGCATCGGCCACCAGCATGCGGCGTGGGGCACGAAGTATTCCAGGGACATCCTTTCGGATCCCCCGGGCAGATGCCCGCTTCGCCATCAGTCCTCCTCTGGCTCTTCCTCCTCCGGTTCTGCGTCCAGCACGCGCTGCGCAATCTGGTCGCGAAGATCGTCAATCACACTCTGCACGCGGCTGACAGCTGCGGGGTTCAGCGCGCAGTCACGCTCCAGAATGTCCGGCAACGTTTCCAGCACCTGCACCACAGCTTTTGCCATGACAGAAAATTCACGGGCCACCTCATCAGCGGGGATTAACTGGCCGGTATCCTGCTCGAATTTCAGCCGCTCGTTTTCCGCTTTCCAGTGGGCGAGCCTGTCCGAGGGCGTCATATCTTCGGCGCTGGACGCGACGACGGGCGCCATCAACTCTGTGAGCACATCAGTAATGAGATAGAGCTTGAGTTTGTTGTTGCTGCCCAGCGCAGGCTCGAGTTGCTTAAGCCTGGCGGCAACGGTCTGGCGGTGAACGCCGGTGATCCCTGCCAGCTGATTGATGTTCAGCTTCAGGGTGGAGAGTTCCTGGTCCATGATGGTGAACACTTTTTGAACGATTCGACATCATTGCAAAACGGCACTGATAAAAATCATACAGTTATGCACATGATGATGATGACCCTGGATCACGAAAACTAGCCGTTTTCCGCGTGCCCGCCGCCTCGTGGCAGGCCACCCCTCCGGGAGGACCCGCTTAAATGATAATAATTATCGCTATCAATCATAAAGTATAAAGCCCCCTAAAGGCTCCGACTTTTGAATGTCCATATTTGTTTCCTTTTAGGTGTGGGTCTGGCGTACGGGATAGCCGTTTGAGAGAAGCGACTCCCCAAGCTCACGACTGAAAGACTCTCTTTGAAGCACGTACGAGGCGCATAAAAAAGCCCCGCTATTGCGAGGCTGATAATTCTCTATGCTTAAAGTCCAGAGGAGAGACTGTGTCAGATCCTCACGGATGAGGTTCTATTTCAACCCAGCCTTTTCTACAAAAAACAAAACAAACCATTAAGAATATTCCTGGTAATGCCGCTCACGCTTGTTTTATCAGGATCCTGGTCCATGCTGAAGATTCCCTGACAATCTCTGTCAACACCGGGAAAGTCTGTACCTCAATGTAAGAAGCACTAACTATAACTATCCAGATCTCCAGCTGCCCTCTTAACGAGGGCTATTTTTTTGCCATTATCAAGCCCACCAGTTGATGAGCTTTGGAATGGCTTAACCGATCAGCAAATCAGGCTGAGTCACCTGCATGATGTGTTCATGTTCAACGGCCAGAACGTGCTTCTCTTTCTTCCGTTCGTTCATCAACCGACTACCGATCGTGCCTTTCAGCTTTGACCGTGTTTCTTTGATGGCGTAGCGGTGCTGCATTTCTTCGCCCATCGTCAGACGACGGCTTAATCGCTCAGCCATCCAGTTAAAGGCGGCTATGTATTGCTCTTTAATGACGGTAGCCGCCTTCCCGGTGAAACTCATTACCAGCATCATCCATCCATCTTTCGTAATGTTGTACATCAAGCGCAGCTCGCCTTTTTTATCGAGGTATTCAACCGGCTCAAAATTGAGCCGGTTGAACTCAGGAGAACAATCAAACTCCAGCCGCTTGATAGTGCGCAGAACGTTTTTATGCGCCTTTCCGAAATAGCGAGCGATCTTTATGGATGTAGTGATGACCTTCCCGTTAGATGGCATAACCATTTCGCGGAAATCGAAAGCCGGAATAACTGCCGGATTATTCATAACGTTTACCTTACTTTGAGATGAACCTTTGCCGCATAGGAAATCAGCCCGTCGAGGCTCGCCAGCATTAACTGACTTCCTCAAAGGCTCATTTCAAAGGGGTTGGTTCGACGTGGTTGAACGCGCTGCGGTGCGCGGTGAAATTCGGATACAAAAAAGCCCCGGCAATTGCCGAGGCTTAGAGTATTTCTCTTCTTCAGAGATAGATAATTAAGAGCATACGATTAATTACGGGTATAAAAATACCAACATATAAAAAGCATACATAATTTGTGATGTTTTGTCCATCTCTCTCTTAACCTATTGATATATAAGAATAGAGAAATAAGGCCATAATGTTACTTTATTACACTTACTTCAGACACTGCATGCGAACGTATTGCTGCAATCCGGTCAGTTGCTTTGTGACGGTTTCTATTCGCTCTCGGAGGGTGAAATAATCCCGTTCAGCGGCGTAAGTAAGTCTGGGGCTGCTGCCATCATCCAGGCCGGTGGTACTGGTCGCTCCGTTCGTGGTGCATCTGGCGTTGAGCTGCAGCCGACGCTTGCCAGTAGCAACATCGCGCTCGAGCTGATCAATAGTGGCTTTTGCATCCTGCAGTTCTCCGGTGTATTTAGCATCGAGCGCAGCAACATCACGCTGGCGCACCTGCATATCGTTGATGGTGGCGTTTGCCAGTTTCAGGTTTTGCTCTGCGTCGTCAGCACGCTTCTTTTCATCAATTACCTGACCGAGCAGAAGGTGAATAACCAGCAGGGACAAAATCAGCTCGATGCCGATTATCAGCCAGGCTTTAGAGGTCATGTTTGCTCTCCGCCAGGCACATCGAGCGCTCCATCTCGCGCCGGTTCTGAAGCCCTTTCCATTTCATGCCACCAGCGTAAACCCAACGTCGCATTTCTTCGCACGCTCCGTCGTGATCACCTTTGTTCAGCTTGCGTAAAAGCGTGGACTTGGAGAAAGCGTCAGAACCAACGTTAAAGACAAAGCTGTAAAGCGCGGCGCGCTGATACTCGCCCAGCGGCACTCTGACGAGAGTGTCTACCGTGCGTTTCGCTGGCTGGAGGTCTTTCCAGAGCAGCTGGTCACACTCGCGATCGGTATAGGTCTTCCCTTTCACGATATCCCGGCCCGTATGGCCGTCGCAGACAGTCCACACCCCGGCGACGTCTTTATAAGCTTCGTACTTCCGCCCTTCGACGCCATCCTGCCCACCAAGGAACAGTGAGGCAATCAGCATTGCTCCGCCACCAGCTGCGGCGAGCAGTTTATTGCGAAGGCTGCTGGTCATTGGCATATCAGTCTTCTCCAACTTTCACCGCCGGGCCGTATTTCTCCAGCGCCTTAACCTGCGCATTAGCGACCTTGCGTTTGAAATACCAGTTAATCAGTCCGGTAACGATTATCCCGGCAATACCTGCCAGTACGCCGATGGCGCTCCATTCGTCAGGACTCAGTTTTGTGAGGACGCCGTTCAGGATGGTTCCTCCTGAGGTGCCGAGGGCGACTCCGGTGACAAGTTTGCTCATACGGGACATTTCTCTCACCTCGCTGTTCGCGGGTGTTGTGCTGGAAGGGTCAGGCTCTCCGGATGAATTAACGACAGACCCTGATGGGGGTTTCCGGGAGCCTGAAATAGAAAAGGCCGCCAATCGGCAGCCTTAGAAATAGATGATATTGAGGTTGTGGTGCCGGGTGCCTCCCGGTGGCTCTGTGCCAGACCACAGAGCCGCGCTACTCACCTGCCTGTCTGGACGCCCCACCGCATAGGGGGATTCACCACTGTGTAAGCTATACAAATTTGAAGCAAAGCGTCAATATCTGTTAGCGGATATGAGGTGACTTTAGCGGGCCCTGCAAGACCTCGGCTTCTCCGTTATTGCAGATGTCATCGCCCTGTGTGAGATGCCATACACCCGTTATAGTTCGGCCCGTTTCGAGGTCTTCGGTTTTGTCGTTTGTGTAGTACGCAACCTGAACCCTGCCATCGTGCTGTATCCAGTAGAAACCTTCTTCCATACTTAACGCCCCCTGAAAGTTCTGATAGAACTATTCCAGCCGACATTATATGACTTATCAGTTACAGGCAAAGAAGATGTGGATTAATTGTGGTGCCGGGTGCCTCCCGGTGATTCTGCGCTAGACCACAGAACCGCGTCATTCACCTGCTCTGACTAGTCGCCCCACCGCATAGGGGGATTCACCACTCAGACAGTCTAATAGCTTAATCTTAATAAGACTAATCTTATCTGTTTATAGTCAGGCTCCTCGGAAGAATTAACGATAAGACGAGTGATGGGGGGTTCCGGGAGCCTGAAATAGAAAAGGCCACCAAACGGTGACCTCAGAAAAGGAAAAACCCCGCCGGAGCGAGGTTTTAGAATTTGTTTGATAAGGGCTTTTCGACGCTGCCATCGTGGCGCAGCTCTGCCAAGCATGAATGGATTATTCATTTTTCTGGCCCGTTTTCAACTCCCTTTTAAAAATATTTAATAGACCTCTCACTTTTACCTGGTTTCTATCTGGCGGCGCACGGCCAGAAACACCTTCGCCTGGAATATCTCAAGACACCAGCGCACGCGCTTACGCGCCTCTCCGGTGGTCAGCCAGGGAGCCACCAGCTGCAACTCTCTGGAGATATCGGATATCTTTTTGCGGGTGGTGTAAAACTGCAGACCGACCAGATAAACAGGATCCTCAGGGTTGAAAGTCTTCAGCATGACCTGCTCGATAAAATCAGCATCATCACGGCGCTCGCTCTGCTCGATTAGTTCAGACAGAGTTACCGGCCAAAGAATAGCGCGGGCGCGTAACGCTGCCTGAACGCCACGGAATCCCTCTTCCCTTGCCTGGCCCAGTGCCTCAGTGATACGCGACAACTGAGCATCTGACCACTCCGATTGCTTCACCTCAGACCAGAACTGGCTGCAGTTCTCTAAACGGTATTGCGCCCGGGTTTTGCCGCCGACACACTCCCCCCAGACGGTCAGCAAAGACTTTATCCAGCCAGACTGAACGCTCTTTAATGGCGTGAACTTGCCGAGGTAGCTTTTTCTTGGTGCAGATGCTGCTTTACCCAGACCTTCGACATGAATGCGGCGTTGACGTGGTGTCATCCTGTACTGCTCCTTAAGCCAGAACGCCGAGCGCAAAGGCCCGGTCCAGCAATCTGATTATCATTGCCGGCTGAGCACCATGATTGCGCTCAAATTTAACCGGGTCGTTGTGTAGTTCAGTGTGGTGCTGTCGGCACAGAGGGATCACAAGGAAATCGTGCGCCTTCGTTCCCATGCCACCCTGCCCCCAGCCAATCAGGTGATGAGCATCATCCGACGGCTTTCCGCAGCACTCGCAGGGTTGCGTCTTAACCCATGCCAGAAATTTGGGATTATCCCAGCGGTCCCGCTTTGGCCTCTTCATCAGGGTCTTCGGGGATTCGGGATCTACCTGCAGGGCAACGACTGGCTTATTCGCAGGTGATGGTGCAGATAGCGCGCGGGCTTTGTCGGCAATAATGCTGGTGGCCGGTACCGCCGGCACGATCTCGCTCTCGCGGAAGGTTTCCTTCGCTGCTGGCAGGCGTAGAGCTTCGCGGGCAACTGACTCTGGTAACGCATCAGCAATCCCGACACGTACAGCCCACCAACACAGCTCAGCCAGAGAAATTTCGCGGGAGCGATCAAGCGCCAGCGCAACCCGGGCCGTATCCAGCACCCAGTCGATGACGTTCTGGCGCGCCAGTTCCGCCAGGCGCTCGGTGTGCTGCCCGCGCAGCTGATTGTCGCAGTGGCCGCAGAGACGGATTGCCCCGGGATCGTGCCGCATGGTGGTCATTTCGTGGTAGTGGTAATCGCTGTGCGGGTACTGGCAGGTGTCTCCGCTGCGCATTAACCAGTATTCGAAGCCACTCAGCCCACCAGCAGCGGTGATCACCTTTTCGTGAAGGAAGAACGGGCGCAGTGCCGCATTACCGGCCAGCGGCTGGCGCGCGTCGGGTACGCGTCCTGTTGCGAAGCTTGCCATGCTGGCGGGCTGGCTCTCCACCAGCACACGACCGCCACTGAACATGCTCATCAGCTCGCTGCCGGGTTTTAAAAGCACCACACCCAGCTCCCGGGCGATAACCGGTTTCAGTAAGGCGCGCATCAGGCGATCTCCCCGATGATGATCTGCCCTTCTTCACCCCAGAGCTTTGTCACGCGAGAATCCCAGATATGGGAGTCATCCGCATAGATGGCATCCATCAGGGCTTTCTCCAGATTGTCTTTGTCTGGTTTCTGCTGGTGGGGTTTGCCCGCCATTGCCTGGCGCTTCTTCTTGCTCCAGCTCGGTGGCATCGGGAGGACGAACGTAACGTGAGCGCCAGCTTCCGGCAGCTCGACGCCCAGCAGCCGAACGTGATCGCAGAACGCGCGGTACCGGAGAACCTCCGGGCGCTTTTTCCACTTATCAGCCCTGGTCATTCTGGGCTTGCCCATCGGGGTGATGTTGTAGGTCTTCACGCTCACCTCCAGATCGGCTGCTGGAAGGTCTTATCCTGCCGCGGGGCTTTATTAGCCTCCGGCAGATAAGCGGTGAGCGTCCAGTGGATCAGATCGACATCCAGGCTTCGCACAGTGCGCACGTCATTGGCGCGATAGCGGGCCTCGAGTTCGTCCACTTCTTTCGAGGTGAGTTGCGTGTGAATGAAGCTCGTTTTCTTCATGCCGCCACCTGGTAGCGCGCAGGCAAAAAGAAATCGCTGGCCCCGGAAGAGGTCAGTTGAAGTGTTTGCTTAAGTGTCTGTTTGATTGGTTTTTGCGCCATGGTCTCTCTCCAGTGGCGCAGCAGGTTGTCAGTTGTTCAGGCTGACGAAAAAAAGCATAACATAGAACATGGAGTGAGGCATGTTTTGATAAAAAAACTAAATCAGCGTTAATCACCTTCTAAACTTTGTATGTATTCTGCCAACCGTTTAGTTATTTCATGGGGAGATGGGGTGGAAAGGGTGGGAATATAATCTATATACAATGCCCGATCATTTACACCTTTATTTATCGAAAGAACGTCAAGGCCCATTTCTTTCAGAAACATGGTCAATTTATGAAAATTGAGTGATTTAGGAAGTTTAGATTCAGTTGCGTAGGCATACGTCTCTACGCCATTGGTTATACGTGAGCGCTGCAAGTTAACTTTCACATCAGGTCTAGTTTTATTTGTAATGGCAATTGAATTTAAAACCAACTCCTTCAATTCACGCATTTCTGCAGCCATATATTCACCACCGGTTACTTCTCTTTCATCAAGTTTAGCAACCTTGAAAGTACCGAAATGCTTGAGGAATGTTGTGAACTCAGGGTCATCGTTCGAACGTTTAAATGTTTCGATTATCTTTTTTTTCAACTTAATCTTAAATTCATTGATAAGTTGATATCTTAAGTCTGAAGGATACTCTAAATGTTCAATCGCTGCTATATCAAAGCTATATGGAGTCTTGTTATCTTTAACAATTATTGTCGGTTTATCAAACGCCAGCCTCATTCCTAACTCAAGCATAACGTTTGCGTTTCGACTACTAATATCACAAATCACAATTGGATTTGAGTAAATGTTATGGACAATTCTTTTATGTATAATCCCAACATCATCATCAAAGCTAACAAGATTAGGATAAAAACCTGCGTCGATCGCCACCTCGGATAAAATGGAATATACATCATTCCAGTGACCATCATTGTATCCTTCGGTTTTAGCGATAGGCATTATGACTCCACAAACTGGGGTATCGCCAGAATTAACGGTTTCTTCAGGTGCCGAATTTTGGGTGGTTTTTTTTGTCATGTGCATCCCTTGTTTTAACATATATCTTGACAAGCGTTCGGTTAAATACAATAACCCGGTTTAGTGTAAACCAGCTTTGTATATAAATAAACCGCTTGGCTGAGTTAAGCCAGATAGCTTCAGCTCAAAAATGGCATTATACGATAACCTGCTTTTTCCAGCATCTGTGTAAAGAGTGTTGGTGTTCCTACAATTTCATCAGGCTGGAGCGGCATAAACGATACTTCGTCACCACGTCTGTACATTAACGCTCGCTCGCATTCCGGAAATGTGTGCAGTCGTGCAACGATAACCCCATCGTGACATCTGATGACCGCATAGCCCTTTTTTGGTAATTCTTCTGTTTCTTTCACCGCACCCCTCCACCCGGGAAACTAATTGCATGCTGTATTAATAAAACCAGTCGTCTGCGCTTTCCCAGGTCTGCTGAAGGATTTCTTCAACCGTCTTTTTAACCTCTTTCTCACCACCATAAACACTTAACCCATCCGAGCCTGCGCGACGTATCACCAGACTGCAATCATCGAACTGGTTCTGGAGTCGTTTTAATAGTTCTTTTTCCAGTGCCGGAACCGCGCCCTTAGGAAGTTCTTTAGTACGATCAATGGTTAACTCAACTTTCATAATTGCCTCCGCTGCATCAACTGTATATTCATACAGTATACCTGTGAGCTGATTTGATCAATGTTTTAAGCGCACAAAATGCCTGTCGAATTTGAAAAAAAAGAAAGTACAGCGTCACAGTGCGCTCATGAAAAAGGCCTCCGAAGAGGCCCTGGCTGTGTCGATATGGGAACCCCCACATCGCTTGTATGGTAGGTTATGCGGCCTGCTCCCGCTGTTCGCACAGCCCTGGTAGATTGGCACGCACCAGAGCCTCGGCGAACGGCGGCGGTACGGCATTACCGCAGCGGGCAACCTGCTTATCCTTCGCGTACTTCACGCCGCGGAAGTCCTGGTCGATGATGTAACAGTACAAAAAGAGACAGGCTTTATCAGCTAAACCTCCCGCCTGTTGTCACCCTTTGGCTTCGTTAAAGCCATCATCGGGACCCTGAGGGAAGTTCCACTTATGCCCCGTTTTCTCATGTAAACGATCGAGATTTTTATTAATTTGGTCGTACACATATTCGTTAACAAATTGGACAAGCCCTACCCATTCATCTCTGCCACCAACATACATGCCAAATTCAAATTTCAAACGAATATCAAACTCTTCCTCCCGAAACTCTATTTCCATAGAACTACTGATAGAGTCATGTTGTCCATTATGGGCATACCGTTGATGCCTGATTCCCATAAGCTCGCTATGGATATTTTTGAGATGTTTGGGGACTTTTTTCTCCGAAATGCAGCTTGCTCCGGTGGAACCTACAAAAAGTCTTGAATAAGTAATGACAAAAGCTGTAGTTAACATTTCATGTTCTAGAGCAGAGTCGAGTGTGATTTCAAAGCTGGTTTTACGGAGCCTTTGATGAATGAAATTGAGAATGGAGACCGTAGACATCATTTTTACCAAACGTTCGAGGTTCACAATGTCCTCATACGCTTTAGCCAACATCTCGTTTCCGTATGATACTTGGCTTTCAAGATGCTCTCTAATTTCATCCGGTAGAAGTTTTAAAGCCTCTTGGCTTAAGTACAAATTTTTATCGTCTTCCCAAAACAAAGGTGTATTTTTCATTTGTAGTCTCGAACGTAAACCTTACGCAATGTTCAAATACGTATTGATCATTCCTGACATCGTAGAATTCTTTCCTGACGAAATTCAAACAGAATCTTCTAAACCAGGCTACATCAACGAAAATGGTTATTGTCAAGCAGCCTGCCACTGTTTAATCCCCATGCGCTGGCATGCGGTCTGAAAAATATCTGACTCCTTCTCGATCCCGATGAACGGGCGCCCGAGTTCCTGACAGGCCACGCCAGTGGTACCACTTCCCATAGTATAATCGAGCACTACATTGCCGGGATTGCTGTAGGTTTCGATGATGTATTTCACCAGCGCCAGCGGCTTTTGCGTCGGATGGAAATGCCCGATCTGCTTATCGCTCGAGAAGAATTGAACGTCGCGCGGGTACCGCTTTGTCGAATCATACTCGGTCAGGGTCAACGCTTTGCCATAGCACTCAGAATTAACAGTCTTCCGCTTACTGGTTTTGCGGGTATGGCCCTCAGTCATCTGCGGGTTATAAGTCGGCTGCCGGCGGTAAAACACTTCGATATTTTCATGTGCGCGCAGCGGCTGCTTTTTGGCGTTCAGGAAGCCTGTGGCGTTACCTTTCTCCCAAACCCATTCAGATCGCCAGTGCTGTAAGTTGCTGGCGACCAGCACACTGGTAAATGGTTGCGCAGAGAACAGGACGATTGCTGCCGTCGGCTTGGCGATGCGATAGAGCTGCTCCCACATCAGCGGCAAGTCGAGAACCGAATCCCAGCGGCACTGCGTTGTGCCATAGGGAATGTCAGCACAAACCAGATCGACAGAACCATCTGCCATCGTCGGGAAAATATCGAAGCAATCAGCATTGTGGAGGATTATGTCAGCCATACCTCTACTCCCCCTTGATGCTGATGCCAGCTGCGATAGCGTTACATTTAACTTTTCCAAGCGCCTCGTTAAAGCCCTTAACACGGCCACGCATCCAGCACTCGCCATTACCGCCATGCTCGCCATATTCATTTTCATGATCGAAGTCGATTTCGTCAGGGATGGTCAGGCTCCGCGCCTCGAGTTCCGCAACCAGCGCGTCCCGCTGCTTAGCCGCTTCCCGCAGCGCCAGGGTGGTGCAGTCCAGCCGCTCGGCCAGACGGGAAACAATCTTCGCCATATCGATGATCGGCGTGTCGCTGCTCATCGTCTTCGCAAACTGATGACCCACGGCCACCAGCTCTTTGTTGCTCAGTGAATCACTCATGTGATGCTCCTCGGTGCGTGTAACGTTCCATGTCAAAGTCGATAACTGCCCGCTGGTCGCGGAAGACGCCGCAGCGCCCGTGGCGGATAAGTTTCCCCTGCTCTACGGCAGCCCGGATGTATTTCTCGGCAGTGGTGCGGTGCAGGCCGAAAATGGCGACGACATCGCTGGTCGTTGCACGTCCATGCTTTTTCACCAGCTCGATAATCCAGGCGATGAACAGGGTGCGCTCGCTATGCGTTTTTGGTCTCGGCATCAGTTAAGCCCTCCCCGCCTGGCGCAGGCACTCTTTACGCCGTTTGGCGATCCGGGCAACTTCGACAGCACTGCAGGCGATCCCGAACATGTCCGAATACACCGCTGCGGCGCGACGCCACAGCCCCTTTTCTTCCAGCGCCTTCGCTTTCTGCTCAGCTGCCTGCATCTTCACCGGGTCGCTTTTCTCCTCCATGCACGGAAGGATCACATCCGGGATATCGGCGTGCGGCACCGCCGTATAGGTGTACTGGACGCTGTTACGGGATCGGGTTATCACCCCATCGTCGCTCAGCTCGCGCAGCAGCTTGCCTGCTGTAGCGCCTGACATATCCAGTGCTTCGGAAACGTCGCCGACGGCGCAGTTCGGCTGGTAGCGCACAAAAATCGCCACCTGGTCTTTCTGGGTTAATTGTTTGGTCATTGGTCAAAACTCGTTTAGTTGGTTAAACCAGCCGCTTTACGGCGTTTGTACTCTTCCATCAGCAACTGTGCCGGCGTTGGCCCTGCCGGGTGCTGCGGTGCTGCAAGCTGGCGGCGAATCGGCGGTACCGACAGGCCGTTACTGACGTGCTTGCTCCATTTCGTTAACAGCTTTTCTGCCAGTTTTTTAAGCTCTCCCTCTGTCATCTGGCGTTCCACGCCCGTTCTGCGCATCTCAATGCAGATGTGGTACAGCACCGGCTGCGGCCACGGGTATTTGTCGCTTCCTGAATACCGATAGGACTCGTTGCGCCAGCGGCGATACTCCCCCATGACACTCTCGGAAGTCAGGCCGAAGGCGTTCGCACCACTTTCCGAAACGAGCGACACGAACTCAGCGAGATCTGGTGGCCAGGTGTTCCCACCCGCGCAGCGCTCCATGCATTGCTGGCAGACCAGACTGATCTGCTGTTCAGTCATCGAACCGATCTGGGCTATCCAGAGCGGCGAAGGTTCCGCCCCATTCTTCTGCGTCCACCGGTTCGAGAATACTTCCCCCATGACCTGCCACAGGCGCCATGCCGTTTCCGTTGCCATCAAGTCCATTGCGACGTCTCCACTCTGCGTGTGCTGACTGAATCTGCTGAACAGCTCTCGATGCTGTAGGCTCTCCCCGAACTCCTGCATTGGCCTTACCTCCGGTTTCTGGTTGTTTTTTCGATCTCACCAGCACGATGTGCCGTACGAATTTTTGTTCCCACTGGACCTGGGTGAACACCTTCCCCTCCGACTCCCAGTACGATGCGAACTCCGCGAGCTCCGTCGGCAGGTAATCTGGATCAGGCAAAGCTACCCCCCACGTGGCTGCGCGCTGGCGGAAATCACGGCTTGGCAACCAGGCGGCTGTCATCGTGAATTTGCCGATGGGTTCATCCAGACCGTCAACGTATCGCGGAGCAACGGGTTGTTCTGGTAAACCAGCAACACCAGAATTTTCATTCGCGCCCGCGTTAAGAGAGGGGTTTAAGATCTGTTTACTGCTTACTGCTTTCTGGATACCTGATGGCAAAGGGCAAGCCTTATCCTTAGGCAAAGGCATAGCCTTGTCGTATGCCTTCCCCATAGACTCAGACACCCCATAACACGCGGCCTGTAGCGCTACCCATGCCTCCCATTTCAGTTCACACTCGGGCAATAACTCGAAAGCCCGCGCCCATGATTTGATCACATTCACTGAAGCTGGCGGGTTATGTGCCGCCGCCTTAGGAAGCCAAAAAACTCTGGCTTTCAGGTCGGCTTTAACCATGCCTAGAGCTAAGCCTTCGCTTAAGGCAGAGTCGAAGGCTTCCAGTTCCCACCCCAGCTCTTCAGCCAGCGCCGCGCGACCGCCTTTGAATAACCCCGGGATAATCCCGGTGAACGGGCTGGTCAGCAGATAAATAAACAGGCTTTGCCCGCTGGGCGGCAAAGGTGACAACGCGCGAAACTTTGGATCATCCCACATGGTGATCTTCACCTTGCGGTAAGGCTCATTTGTAGCCTTACTTTTAGGCATCGCCTTAGGCAAAGGGTTAGACATATCTCACCTCGCGGTTATTAGTCGGAGAACTCATTGGTCAAAACTCGATTACGTAAAAAGTGGTGCTAGTGCCTGGAGATGAGCAATCATCACCCCGGCAAGCTCACCGGGTAAAAGTGCTGCGTTAGCCAGGAGGTTCTCAAAACCCTCCTTCGCTTGCTTCTTGCTCGGGAGGCCCAACAATTTTGCCTGGTGGTGCTCGCCGGTCTCTTTAATCGCCTCAGCCACCAGCTCGATATCGGTTTTACCTTGACGGAGACCGTGTTTTCTGGCGATCTCAATCGGCATGGCGGTACCGATCGCGTTTGCGAGCTGCATGACATAAGCCGTGTATTTGCCGGAGTTGGATTCGTTTTTCAGGTAGCGATAAAGGTTCTGTTTGTTCACAGTGATCCCTCGCCCGCCCTCCTTTGCCCACTGTTCGGCTACCATTTGCGTAACTGCGTCCTGTGCCTGACCAGGGATAGTTGCCTCCCACTCACGAACGGCAGACAGAATCGCGCGATGGCGTGTTGAGTCCCGGCGCCGATGCTCAATCTGATTTCGGGTTTTCAGCGGAGCGGTGTTCTGCCGGTTAAGATGTTCAAACGTTACTGATTGCATGATTAGGCTTCCTTTTGAGGTAAACCATCATTGGGGTTTGGATAGAGGTCAGGGCGCAACTCGTGCGGAGTTACCTGCCAGTCAAGAACCCTGCAGGCATTAAGAACTTCAGTGCTGGCTACTTGAGTTCGAAACCAGACTGATACTGTCTGCGAATTCTTACCCAAGCGGCGGGCTAATTCAGACTGACTTCCACACAAAGAAATAATTTTTTGTTGAATGGCTTCGTTCATGGTTCCTCCTAGTTTAGATGTCACATGATTGATAAATAATTTGTCAATGTCAAGAAACTTAATCAGTCACATCTGAAAAGAAACTTTGTATGCTTGGTGGTAGGTTTAATTTGGATCCGAATATGAACTTCGAAGAACGACTATTAAGAGCTCTTGAGGAAGCTGGCATATCTCAGTCTGAGTTAGGCAGGAGAGTTGGCGTCAATTCTCAAACGGTCAGTAACTGGTGTAATACAGGCAACTTTCCTCGCAAGGAAAAGCTTGCATTATTCCCGCAAGCCCTTGGAAAACCACTGTATTGGTTCTTCATGACTGATGAAGAAGAGGCTCAATTTAGAGCTACTACAGCCAGCAAAACCGTGTTAACTGAAAAGCAGGCTGCTTTATTAGAGGTGTTTGATCAGCTCCCAGAGGTAGAGCAAACACGCTTCGTTCAGTTGGCTAGTGATCGCCTCGAGGAACTCGATAGGTTTATGGCAGAGTTCTTGAGCAAAAGAAAAATTGAACCGACGCCGAAAAAAGACTGAGAAAGAACAAAAACGCCGCTTTTAGCGGCTTTTTTTTTGTATCCCGCGAACCTAAAACCCCTTCCAAAACAATCACTGCAATAAAATATGTCATAATCAGTTTGACTGATGACAAATTTATTTGTAGTCTGATTTTACAAATTCAGTCATCCAGGCAGGACGCCCACGAAGTAGTTGCCGGCGGCATACGAAACACCGGATGAGATGACAAAAACAATCGCGCAGCAGGCTTTACTGTTCCGTCGGCCAGACGTAAATGGCAATAAGGAGATAACCATGATCGACTATGCACGTAACCCCGTAAAACAGCAGGCCATTCGCCTTAACATCTTTGAAGTCTTGATCCGCAAGTTCTGCTACTTCATGGCGCAGAAAGGCAATCCAGAACTAAACGCATGAGCATGTTCTTCGCCTTAATCATTCCAGTCTGCGCCCTCACCGGGGAATGCTCAGACATCATGCTCGGTCTCTATAAAACCGAAGCGATTTGTGAAGCAGCTGCCGCAGAGCAGCACGTGAAAGGACAGTGTTACCCGTACAAACCGGCTGACGACCAACAGCCAGCGTTACATTTTTAACCGAGTTTTGACCAATGGCTGTTGCCAGCCTGATGCCAGGTGCACATGGCATCGCGATGGTAATCCCGCCATCACAACCAAACAGGAGACGAAGACCTGTTCTGGTTAAATTGGAAAAGTTCTCTTTGCCCGTCGCCCGTGGCGGGCCTTTTTTCCGGAGGATTTATGTCAGCGAACGAACTGGCATTGCGATTCAGCAGCGCACCTGCAGAGAAGTTAATCGGCGTTCTGCCGGTTCTCGAAGTCAAAGAGGCGCTGCGCAGTGAAGTTGAAGAGGACGTGCTGGATGAAGTCTGGCAGGAGCATCAGTTTGAAATAGAAGCTGTTGAGGAGCAGACCGAGGAAGCGAACCGCCTGGCGCAGAAGTTTGAACTGGTTGCGGAGACGTTTGGAACGGCGATTAAGCTGGCCCTCACCCTTCCGCACTGCGAAGCGATTCAGGTTCTGCAGGATGCTATTGAAGATAATCCGGGCTATGGCCGGGATCCGGTGAAGGGGTAAGCCATGGAGTTTGGAATGAAACGAGTGATGGCATCTGTCCAGGCCGTTGCAGTTCTGGAAAGAATCTACCGCGGCACGCCTGTACCGCTCGCCACACTGAGTAAAGAAATGAAGCTCTCGGTTTCCTATCTGGAGCAAATTTTCAAGCGGTTGCGCAGCGGCAACCTGGTGACCTCGCACAGAGGCCCCGGCGGTGGTTACAGCCTGCGTGAAGGAGATATCTCAGTTTCAGCAGTAATCCGCGCAGTCAGCAAGATCCCGTCGAACACCACGTTCGACCCTGTGCTGGATGCGCTTGATGGCGTACTTGTCTCCCAGCTGGCGAAAAAAACCAGCGTCCAATAAGCACAAAACCCGCGCAAGGCGGGTTAAGTACCCGGTCAGCCGACCAAAGCTTTCCGGAATCGAGTTTTGACCAATGACCACTACCCAAGGCGGCGATCATCAGCTGTTGGGTATCTTACACCCAAATGAGGCTCCAAGATGGAATTTTTTTATCATATTAAGGCAACCCAGAAATCAGGAAAACCTGACGGCGTTCTGTGGTTTACAGCCAAAACCGAATCGCGCGCGGCGCTGCAACTGGATGTCGAGCTGGAAGACGCTGGCATCGAAACCGGCCGCGGCAAAGATTACCTGAAGCCGGTCCGCACTGATTTTCCTGTCTTCAATGATCTGCCGGAAGAAAGCACCATAGATTACACCTGGTGTGAGCGCTATCAGCTGGCCGATGACCAGCGCACCTGGAACGTGATCCCGGGTGCCGCATCTCAGAGCGAAACCACCATCGCCCTGGACAGCGCCACCAGCGATGTGGATCTCTCTGATGCGCCGGTAATACCTTTCAGCTCTACGTTGTTGGCAAACCGCACCCAGGCTGTACGCTTCGCCGTCCATATACTGGGTGACAAATATCTTTCGGAGATCAGCCAGGAGCAGCAGATCGTCGCAAACGAATTAGCGATGGATGAGGGAAATATTTACTTCCAGAACCTGCTGCAGGCCAAAAATGATGTTCCTGATTTGAGCGAGCTGTCTGGGCATGCTGAGTGGAAATTGGTCCAGGCCATCAAAGACGTTTTCCCTCAGGACAAAGTGCACGAACCGGCGCTGCTGGCCATCTTCATGTCGAGCTGGATTAAAGCCGAAGCTGACGAGCGCAATAAGCTGGTTGACGACTGGAAGAGCGGAAAGCTTCCAGCCAAGGAAGAACCCGAGAACTTGTTTGAGCATGGCCTGAGGATCAGTAAACATGATGACGGGGGCGCTCATTATCCCGTCTGCAAAATGCCATTCCGCAAACAGCTCCTGGCTCAGTTGACAGCTGACGAACTGCGCCATCATATCAGCCGCAAAGAACACGCTGATCTTCACTTAATGGAAATGGACACAGATAACGGATATGTCCAGAACCTGCTTTTGGCCGCTGAGAATTCTCCAGAAGTTAAGGCTTATGACACCAAAGACCTGTGGCGCTACACAAAAGCGATCCGAGAAGTATTCAGCATGGATAAACGCCATGAGCTGGCGTTACTTTTACAGTTCACGAAAGCCTGGGTAGCCACCCCATATATCGATCGCGGGATCCTGACGCGCGAATGGGCAGCGGGTAACCGCATTAATCTCGTGCAGCGTACAGATGCTGGCACCAATGCCGACGGCGGGTATGTCACCGACCGAGGCGAAGGCGCACACCACACCCTGGAGACCCTTGATCTGGAGATCGCCAGCGCCCTGCTGCCAATGGACTTCAACCATCGAGAAATCCCGGGCAGCATCGCGCGTCGTGCCAAAGAAATTATTGCGAACAAAGAAGAACCATGGAAATCGTGGAGCAAAATTCTGCGCAACCAGCCGGGCATTCTGGCGGTTAATCGCACAGCCATTTTCAACCTGGTGCGTATCGCGCCGGAAAATATCCACCTGGACCCTGTTGCTCACCTAGAGTTCGTTAACCAGACGATGACGGCTGAGTTTAATGCTGCCGTTGAGTTGCTGCCACTGCCTGCGCCAGTTGCTGAACCTGAGGTGCGGGCAGCACAACCGGGCGGCAGCGGAAAAACCGATCGCAATCCTAACTACATACCCGACTTTGACGGGCTCGATACTGAGATTGCGTTGGCAATGCTGTCAGCGGATTTCAATATTTACGACATTCCAAGTGATGCCTTCCACCAGGCAAAGACTATCGTCGCAGCGAACGACAGTCCGTTTAAAGAATGGTCTGAAGCTTTGCGCGCAACGCTTGGCATTCTGGATTATTCCCGTGCTGCAATTTTTGCACTGATCCGTAGTGCTCACCCTGAATATTACAAACAGCCAGGGCGTCTGGTCGGATACATCGCCGCTAACCTGACCGAAACCGACCATGAGCATCCTACAGCGGAAATGCTGACGGCGGCGCGCCACACCCCTGAAGTGAGCTGGGAAAGTGAAGTTAACGAGCAGATCGAAGCGGAAAAATCCGCTGCCAGCCAGCCACAGGTCGCAAACCTCGGCGGCGGCATGTTCGCTATCGATGGCCTGACGGACGAAAAACAACCAGAAAATGATGACCGTTCACCGGTTAATAAGGAGACCACCAGCGATGTGCAGATGGAAGAGACTAACCCGGCGAAAAGAGAAAGTGTTGGCGCGGTTCCAGCAGGCGAAAGCACTGATGCAGCTACTGCGCAAACAGATGCCGTAGCGGGAACCATCTGCGCTGGCTGTGGTACCGAAGGTGGCGGCGGTTGCCCTGACTGTGGCGCCGCGGTTGGCGATGCAACCTATGCGGTGATGGAAGCGGGTCTGAAAGAGGAACTGGAGGCGCTAGGGGCTGATACCTCAAGCTCGGAAACCATGTTCACGCACCTGATGGTGGATCTCGAAACTATGGGTAAAAAGCCGGGGGCGCCGATCGTTTCAGTAGGGGCCGTATTCTTTGACCCAGCCAGCGGGATAACCGGCGCTGAATATTATCAGGTGATTAACCTGGAATCGTCGATGTCCTTCGGGGCCAGGCCGGACGCCAGCACCATTATCTGGTGGCTGAAGCAATCGCCCGAAGCACGATCTGCAATCGTGGTAGATGATACGGTCGGCCTGGTGGAAGCGCTCGAGCAGCTTCTCGATTTCATCGCTGAGAACGCAGCCAACGGTTCTAAGAATGTGCAGCTCTGGGGAAATGGTAGTTCGTTTGATTGCTCTCTTCTAGAGGCAGCATTTGAGTTAGCCGACACGCCCTTCCCGATCCCGCACTGGAACTACCGGGACGTGCGAACGGTCGTTGAACTGGGTAAAGCGGTTGGGTTGAATGCTCGCTACGACATACCTTTTGAAGGCGATCAACACAATGCCTTGGCTGATGCCCGCCATCAGGTCAAATACGTATCGGCTATCTGGCAACGCCTGACAGCAATCTGATTTCTTTTATTCACCTTTTGGCCCTGCAAAGGGCCATTATCTGGAGAAGATAATGTCCAGGTTAGTTCTATTATCTGAATGGGCAAAGCGCGAATTTGGAGAGCCGGTGCCCGGAACATCCACCCTTTGCAAATACGCCAAGAACGGCATGATTTCACCGCCTCCATGTAAAGTGGGAAAAAGCTGGCGCGTCGAGGTCACGGCCCGGTTCGTTGGCTTATCAGCAGAACCAGAGATAAAGAAACAGGATCACCCGCTCCTGAGGAGGATTTTAGAAGATGGCGCGACCTCGGAAACATAACGTATCTATACCAGGCCTTTCCTGTTTTCTGGACTCGCGCACCAAAAAAGTTTACTGGCGGTATAAGCATCCTGTTACTGGGAAATTTCACGGCCTCGGCACCGATGAAAGTACCGCCAAAGAAATTGCCATTGAAGCTAACAGCCGTTTAGCCGAACAAAAAATGAGGCATCTGATCCGCGCTAAAAATGACATCAACAAGCGCCTGGGCGGAGCCGCAACGATCAGCGAGTATTTGGTACGGTACAGAAAGCTTCAGGAAGAGCGGCTGCAACAAGGCGAGATTAAGCTAAATACATTCAAGCAAAAGGCCTCACCGTTAAAGGTTCTTGAGGAATCTTTGGGGCCACGCCAGCTGGATGAGATTACCGTGAAGGATATTGTTTCGATTCTGGAAGATTATAAAGAGAAGGGGCATAACAGGATGGGGCAGATTTTCAGGAAGGTTACGATCGATGTGTTTAAGGAAGCGCAGCAAGTCGGAGAAGTCCCGCCCGGATTCAACCCGGCGCTTTCCAGCAAGAAGCCCCATGTAAAAATCAGCCGGCAAAGGCTTACTTTCGAGGAGTGGATGCTTATCTTCAACGCGGCGGAAAAAGACAATTATTTTCTTCAACGCGGTATGCAGCTGGCCATTATCACCGGACAGCGCCTGTCTGATATATGCAACATGAAGTTTACTGACATCCAGGAAGGTTGTCTGTGTATCGAGCAAAGTAAGACCGGATACAAGCTGGCCATTCCTCTGGAGTTACGCTGTAACGCGCTTGGACTCTCGCTCGGTGAAGTGATCTCATCGTGCCGCGACAAAGTTCTGAGTCCTTACTTATTGCATCATCACCACGCTAAAGGGAAAGCCAAGCGGGGCGGCATGGTTAAACCGGCAACCTTAACTGTCGCATTTAGCAAAGCGAGAGATAGCGTCGCGTACGAGTGGGATAAAAACGGCACGGCACCGAGCTTCCACGAACAGCGATCTTTATCGGAGCGGCTATATCGCGAGCAAGGTATAGACACTCAAGTTTTACTTGGGCACTCCAACATACTCATGACGAATAAATACAATGACACTCGCGGAAAAGGCTATAAAAAACTGGTCATTTAA